CGCTCTGCTACAGTCCGTAGACCCGTTGTCTCTCGTTACATCGAAACAACGTTGTTTACCCCACCTTGGGAAACTAAAGACGCACACACAATAGAGCCCAGCTGATGTCGTCGAAGAAGGAAAGAGCTATCTGGCGTAGCGTAGTTGTGGCCTCGAATGCCTTATGCTTAAAACCAAAGACGAACTGGAAGTACTTCCCAAGATCCCGGTCTTGCTTTATCGGTTTATCCAAAGATACGTAGCTAGAGTCCAAGTAGTACTCAGCAAATCTACACAAACGTCTGTTGCTCTTGCAAGTGCTCATGGCTACTGCCATAACCCTCGCAATACTCTCCTCAACGCACGACACCCAACCAGCAGGGTACACAGCGCGTGCAAAAAGCTCTGTCTCATTTCTCTCAAGCTTGAGCGGGTCTGAGAAACAAGTCGAAAGAGTGACTGCTTTCATGTGATCGGGATACATGTGCATGTTGCTCTTCGGCTCAGGATGAAACAGTGCCCCAACTTCAGCCCCCATCGCGACAATCTCTTCGAGTGTGGTCTCTGGGTTGTACAGGATGCCGACCCCGTCGTCGCCACCCGCACTGCCTGCTCCTTTGACCAACGGACGATTCCATAGTCTGCGACTGATGTAAGCGCGATCGATGTTGTTGATTATGATCCACAAGAGTAGTGTTGGCCCACCACCGCTTGGAACTCCCCCTTGCTTGCGATACAGGATGTCGTTGTAAACGATCGGGGTATTGATTGCGTACCACACAAGATAATCGAACAAACGTTCGTTACCCCTGGCGGTCTCTTCACCAACACGACGACCCTCATACACCGTAAAGTCAATGAGCTTCTTCATTATTCCAAAAGCACGTTGCATTTTCCAAGCCGGGACATTAGTGTCTCCCTTCACATAGTCCAAGCAAAACACACCTTGCCCAGGTTGCACACTACCAAGTAATGACCGAGCCTTACGGAAGCCACCTCGTCCAATCATCATGGGAAGATCACACTGATCTCTGTACTTAAGAAGCAGGTCGTAGATACCCGCAAAAAACATACTTTCGAGAACGGTAATCACACCTGGGAAGCCCCAAATGCCACGAGTACTGTACTTAGTAACTGCTGCAGGCACAGCTTTCACAAACGGAATGACCGGAGGAACCTTATAATCAGAAAACCTACGATCAGGGGTCTTACGAATGTGATACGATAAGCGGTACGCATCTTCAATCAGTTGCTCTTCGACGTCCAACTTGCTACACAAATAGGGCAGACCTGCAGATACATTCCTCGCCTTAAACCAATGCGGGGGTGCGACTCCAACTTTATGCGGCACAGATGTAAACATACGCTCAACATCCAGAACTGCATAGTCGAAGACTTCCCTCTGATCAACGGATAGTTCCTTAAAAAGAACACGCTTGGCAGCAAACCTACTCAATGCCTCTTCAACTTGTTCGTTACCACCGTGCTTTCTGTGCCATTCATTCCTAATCTCAGAACCGAGTTCAGGATCAAAGCGTT